GCATTGTCATAAATTAGGGTTGCTGAACCTTCACCAGATATAAGACCACCAACAAAAGTCTTTGCTGTATTACCCATTATTGTGGTTTCTTGTGTATCTTTTGTAATTGATAAAGACCAATTTCTTAGACCTGATATGTCAGCTTCTGTTCCAGCAGCGTTATGGAACATTATTTTACCGACATCACCTTTAACAGCAGCCATAACAAAAAAAAGAAATATTTATAAATATATTAACCCTTTTCAGTCTTTTTTACATCTTTTTTTGAGTTTTGTTGACTCTCCATATATCTTTTGCAATTGGGATCCCAATAATTAGCATCCCTTACACCTTTGACAGCTTCGATTGCGTCAAGCATTTTTTCAGTAATTACAAGTCTAGGCATGATTAAAGCTCCTCAAAAATTTCAAAGGTCATTCGCAGCTGCGTTTGAAACTGACCTTCAGGATTTGGATTGTCAATGACTTCTGGCCCTATTGGGCTGTCAAAGATTACACTTGATACTGTAATTCTATTATATAAATCACGCAATCTTTTCCCGATTGTGTAGTTGTCACCTGAACCTATTCCCTGCGGTGTAAAAATATTAAAAACAACAATTCCATTTACACGATTCTGACCGCTTGCATTTCCTAATGTTAAATAATTACTTTCGCCGAATGTTGTAAGGCATTGAACAAAGGTTGTTACAGCGCTACTATCAAACGCCATATTATGAAAAACAACAGGGATTGCGGGGCTACTGGCAAGCTCTGTTGCAACTCTAGCTTCGATTGTTGCCCTTACTGTATTTAAATCAATAGCGGCCATTATTTACCCCTTATTTGTTTGTAAAGGTCTTGAATTTCGGTTGCAAGTTCTTTTGCCAACAGATCAAGGTGTTTTGCTTTCAATCCTTGTTTACTTCTATATGTACTTCCCCAAGATGGCGGTAAACTTGTTCCGAACATAACAGGTTCAGCATATGGAACATTATTGTGAATATTATATTTTTTTTTAAAATTTTCTTTTCCTAATTGATAATTCAAAGCTTTTGGAGGTTTTACAACAGTTCCCTTTCCAGCGCTTCCATATTTGCCTTCTGGGGCGGGTGCGCCGCTTTCTGCGTTTTCTCCTATCTGCCAAGAGACAGCAAGCCTTCCTGTATCTACAGGCGAGCCTTCTTTAACAATACGATCACCCGTTAAAACAGTTACAGATAACAAAGCATTGATTTGTTCTTCTGAATAATCACCGATTTGATCAATTCGTATTTTTCTCATGTTCTTAAATAACAAACAAAACTTAATTTATCATTTGCAAGTTGATTAGTTTCCACTCTAATTATTGAATAAGTAACAGAACCGACAATAATTTTATCTTTTGTTGTTGGAGTAGAAGAAAGACTTGCTGCGGCAATATTAATTTTTTTATCTGTTGCTTCAATTAATTCATTAACCTCACGGTTATTAATATCTTCAAGAATACCTCTGATGGATGTATCGGTATTAGTTTCTGTAATGACACCTGTAGTTGTATTATACGAGCCTGCAGAAACAGACCTAAAAGTTATATCAGCCGAAAGTTTTTTGTTTGATAAAACTTTTTTTAATGCGTTGGCTATGCTCATAATCTATAGGCAATGACAGTTCCACTATCTAACAAAACTGTTGTAAATACTCCAACAAGTTCATTACCCGCTTTCAAAGGAACATTATTATTATCTCCAATAATTGCATTTATATAAAAATTATCAAGGCTAGTAACAGCGTCAAAATCTTCTATTGTGTCAAAATCTACTCCTACAGTTATAACTGAATCCTGTAAAGCCATAACCTTACCAAAACGGCCTGAGTGTTCAGCCGTATCATTAATAATTTTTGCTGCTGGATAATATGTTTTCACAACAAATAAGCAATAACAGTTCCGCTTGTTAAAGTAATACTTGTTATAACACCTTCTATTTCTGCGGTGGATTTGAATTGCAAAGAAGTCAAATCACCTGTTATATTTTCAGAAACAATAGTATCTATAACAGAATCTTGCAGAGCAACCATTTTACCAAATCGACCCGTGTGGGCTGCTGTGTCATTGATAATTTTTGCTGCTGGATAGTACCCCATTTTTAACTCCTTTTAATTGATATATTAGCTGGCCCTGATATTCTTAGGCCAGTAAAATAACGTTCAAATAATGGCGGAACTCTATCCGCGCCAGTAGACCCATAAAAGTTTGGTGTAACGTTTATTGATCCGACTTGTAAATTAGAAAAATCTTCTAGTCCGCTTAATCCTAAACCATCGCGATTATTATTCAAGTAGACAGCCAAAATTGCCTGCGCTTTTTTAACCTGATCAGGAATTTCTGTATCTGTAAAATAATCTGTTGTTATACGAAAAGGATAACCAACAGCATAAGTATTAATATAAGTGTCTGGTTTTCTGACTCCTGTTCGCGGCCATTGCAAAGCCTGTGTATCTGTTGCCCTTGCTCCAAGAAACCTTTCGCGATCAATCCTGACAGTTGCGGTGAACAATGCGCGATTTTTATTATCTGTAGAAGAATTATCCCACGCCGCAACATCATCATCAAGGACTAACCCTTCAATAATTGCGTTAGCGTCTGACAAAGTTAAATAACTATTTGCTGATGCGCTTCCCGCTGTTGCTGTTATGGTAATCGCCATTTTCGACCTTAGATTTGGATTTACGTTTTTTTGTTTTAGTAGGAACAGAAGCCACCACAACGGCAGCTTCTTTATTCCTTATTCGCTTAAAAGCAAACAATCCCATTATCCTTTGATAATGCAATATTTAAGAACGATTGCTTCACTTAAAGAACCGCCAGAAACGTTTGTTACTGTAATAGCAAAAGAACCCGCGGCAACTGTATTTGCTTGCGCTAAATAAGAGCCTGCTGTTCCTCCACTTTGATGATTAACAACGATGCTATCATTTGCAGTACAAGTTGAGTTTGTAACAGCAAAAGAAACTTCAGCAGCCGCAGCAAGAGCCGCATCATTCATTGTTATAAGACCTGAAGGCTTATTCAAAGTAACTCCCGTTCCTTTGTTTGTTGCCTGTGTTACTGAACCTGTGTCATCGTCAGAATAACCAAGTGCAGAACCCGCAACCGCTTCAAATTGTGATGGCATAATAAATTACCTCTAGTCTTGGTTAGAAACGTTGGTGATCCTTACGATACCAATGTTCTTTGTTTCGTAGACCTTCGACCAGTTGCCTACAGTTTCAAGTTGCGCTCTTGTTGGGTTTGTTGTAGTAACAGCCCACTTAGAACCGACAGGATGATATGTGTAATGTAAATCAATAGACATAGCATCAGACTTTGCGAGAATGTCGCGGTCTGTTTCTGTGGTAAGTCCAGCCTGTTCACCAGATGCCACAGAACCCGCTGTGAAAGCGAATGTTGAATATTCAGTTGATGAACCTGAACCTGTGGTTGGAACGTCATCTGAAACGATAACTCTTAGCCCCATGAATGTCGGAACTGAAGGGCTACCGAAAGCATTTGCAGTTGTACCAGAAGTTGCTGAAGCATCAGCATCACCATTATTGTCATAAATACGATCAATAACGTTTCTTTCAACCAAGTCATAAAAGACTTTTGAATGAACGGCAATTGCTGTAAGCTTTTCGCCCTGATCTCCAAGAATCGCTCTTGCCCTTGCAATATGACGAGGTGAAAGTGCTGTTGGTGTATCACCTGATTCAGAATCAACTGTTAAACCAAAAAAAGCTGAATTGCTGTCGTTTGCATTGATAGAACCAAATACACCTGAAAGACAAGAGAATAAATCTTTCTGTCTTTGGTTTGCTACATATGCACCAATCTTTTGACCGATTGCCGCCATAGGATCAGAACCAGCAGCTAAAGCAGCTAAATCTCTTGACTCAAATGCGCGACCTCTATGTAAAACAACACCAATTTGCTGATCGGTTGTTATCTTACTTGGTGTTAATGATGAAGAATCGGAAAGAACTTCAAAGTCTCCTGAAAGGTTTGCAGAGTAAAATGGGATTTTGACAAAATCTCCCCCCTCTGTAGCATTAAGCTCCGCCATAGGCTGAACCACACCGCTTGCCAAGAAAGCATCGCGTTGCGTTGTCTGTTCGATAACGTATGGCGTAAAAATTTCAGGAATTATTATATCTGAGCGTAAAACCGCCATAGATAACTCCTATAAAAATGTTTAACGGTATGGGCGCAGCCCTAACATTCTCAGCGCAGCTTTGAATAGTTATTTATATATTAACCCTAATTCTGTTATTTGTAATTCTTTGC